ACTCTCTACAGAGCCATGGTACAGGGCAATTTTAGTTTTATCGGTTTTTATATTTTTAGATAATATATAATCTTCAGGATCATTAAAAACTGACATAACATTAAATACACAATCAGCTATCTCATATAATCCATTATCTTTAAGATAATAAAAATTATCTAAATGTAAAGAGTCAACTATAGGTGATAATGCATCCAGTCTGTTTTTATTATTAAGATTACAATCATGATTACCGGCTATAAGTATAGTTGGTGCTATCTTGCTTAATTTAGTAAATAGATCAGAAGTCATCTCAATTAACTCTGGACTCATCTCAGTTTTAGCGTGAGCTATATCTCCTGCTAAATATATTAAAGAATTTTCTGGTAAGTTATCTTTTAAATCTTTATACAGTTTTCTAAATACCTGCTTATACTCTTTATGACGTCTAAGATTACGTATATGTACATCAGCTATATGTGCTATACATTCTACTTTTTTAAAACCTACATCTATACTATTCAAATCATCTTCTCCTTAATTTTCATCTCCATTAATTTATATGACGTTAACCCTTCACTATCCTGTATTAATGAATTAACTTTTGAAAAACCTAAATCGCTAGGATCTTCTTCTTCTAAATTAATTAATGTAACTGATACACCGTTATTTATAAAATACTCACAACTCTGCAATGCTTTTGATCGTGCATCTCTATCAAGAGCTATATTAATATTCTTAACATTATTTTCAACTACTGCTTTTTTTAACTTTTCTAAAACTATTTTACCAAATAACGGTATTGCATTACGCTTTACTGCTAAAGCATCGAACACCCCTTCTACTACCGTTATAGGTTGACTCCAGTCTATATACAATTCAAATCCTATTATATCTTTTGATACTTTAGGATTTTTATGTTTAAACGTAGCATCATAGTAATATGATCTACCAGTAAAAAAATTTAATGAACCATCTTTATCATAACTCGGTATAATTACCATTTTACTATAAGGCCCTGTTTCACAGTAACCTATATTATATCTTAAAATATCTTCACGAGATATACCTCGTTTTTTTAAATAACTTAATGCATTCCAAAACTCTGGATTACTGCTATCAACTGTAAGGAATGATTTAAACTCTTGTGGTAGTGATAAGTCATCATATGATTTTTTAACTGACGTAGTAGCGACATAACCAGTAAATTGTTGAAGCTTTTCTATATGCATTTTAGATGCTTTAAGCTTTTTGAACAAATGATATAAACTTCGACCTTTAACACCGCATACCCAACATTGCCACATTTGAGTTCTTAAATTAACTTGAAGTTTCTTTTTTGAATGATGGCAGAATGCACAGTGAAACGCTACTTCATCGTTTTGCAGTGGTCTACCTCTATTAAGTAAAGATTCAAGTAAAGTCTGTAGTTTTTTAAGCATATACTAATATACGAAAATAATCATTAATAACAAACGTTATTTTAATTTTTTTCGTTATACCATGCAGTTGGTATAGATTTATCTGCCCAAATAATATCATTTTTAATACAAAAGTCTGCATATGTAGTTTTACTGCCTTTACGTATCTTACCTTTAGAGTTTTGAAAAACTAATCTGATATCTAGTTCAGGGTGTTGCTTTTTTATTAATAGATGTTTTTTTCTATCTTCTAGAACCCAACGACCTTTAGTTTCTACTAATATACCATTAGGTAATGTAAAGTCGATTGTGTATGTATGATTAGTTTCTGGTTTTATATACGGAATTACGGTTGTTTCATATTCAAACTTAACCTTTGCCTCAGTGAGTTGCTCAGATACTTTGTGTTCGAATCCGCTTCTATAGCCATGCTTGATAGCATTTGCTCTTGCTTTTGAAATTTTTCTTGCCATAACGTTTACTATAATAAATAGGTTATTTACCTATCAAACCGCACTACAAACGTCATATCCACGTTTTGCAGTTTTTGAATTGGTTTAGCTAATTTAGCTACTGCTAACATTCTACCAAATTCATCGTACAGTCCGACTGTAGTAAGATAAGGATTAAACTCAGGTTTAGTTGCAAAATCTCTCAACTCTTCTGAATTAGTAACATTACCGCATTCATCTATTATAGGTTTTAATAAAGTTGGATTTAGAGATAAATTAAAGTCAGAAGCTTTTGTATGACATTTTATTTTATGCTCATATATCCGTCTAGTATTCTTTAATGATAATTTAAAATTCTCACTAAAAATAGCTGCAGTTGAGTTACCAATAGTTGCAGTACCTTCATGTAGAGATCCTGAAAAGTATCTTGGATAATTTGTATTAGTTAATGATAATAAACCTTGTTCGTAAAAAGTATTACCTACTGCATCTTCTTGATACGCAGTTGACTCTTTCCAGCTATTATCATATAACGAAAGTACTTGACCTTCAGTCAAAGATGTATTATAGAATCTTATCTCATCTAAAGAGCCACTAAATGGCTTAACTGGGTATGGAAATGTGTGAGTTATATTAGATCCAGTTACCCAACCTAATCCGTCATCACCTAAGAATATATCAGATTCATTATCTGTACAGCCAAGAGAGTCAACTACAGTTCTGTCTAATTTACCGTTAATCCAAAGATTAAGTACATCACCTGCCTTTTCTAGTACTATATGATTATCAACTAAAGGAGCTAAAGGTAATTTAGATTCTAAAACTGTCGTCTTTTTTCCATCAGACCGTCTAACTACTAAAGTATTAATTTTATTTGATTCACAATATTCTATATCCTCCCCATCTTGCTGAAAATGAGTATTTTTTAGTTCAATATTGTATGGGTATGTATCGTTAACACCTTTGTTAGAAAATTCTTGAAAGTATTGACCTGAGGAGTTATCTAGTTTAGAGATATTACTCAATCCAGTTTTAGTTATTAAAGTTACATAATCTCTACCTGCAGTAGAGCCGGATATCATATTAAAACAAGGTATCCTAGTACCTCCTGCATTACCACCTGCACCAGTAGTCTCATACCGTTCAGTACGTAATATTGTATTAATTCCAGGTATTTGATTTTCAGGTATTTTAACCCAAAAACTTATTGCAAATCCTCGAGGGTGTCCTAAATTTAATTTTGTATGATGTGGTATTTTTACACTACCACTATTATTAAACTGAGCACGAATACCAGATTGAACTGATGATTGATAGTAATTTATAGAATCAGCTGATCGTATAGAGCCACTTTGTGCGAATACTGCAATACCGGGTGTATATTTTACTTTATCTGAAATACCGTGATTTTTGTATGTTGATAAATCTTTAACTTTAGTAGGTCCTAAACCTCTGTGTAATAGTATATCTGAAGATCCGCTTGTTTGATTTAAAATAGTAAATAACTCGTTAAAGCCATAATACCCTACTAGATTACTTTCACTTACAAAATTATTAGAATCAATGCCTTTATCTATAAAATTACCGTAACCATCATCTAATAAGTCAAAGGAAGCAGTCATTGGTGCTATTTGATCTAACCGTAAATATGGATGTTTGTAAAGAGTTGTTAAGTGTGTATCTGTTAACGAAGATTCATAAAATCGTATATCATCCATTGAGCCTGTAAAAGCGTTCATTTTAGTATCAGCTCCTGGGTTAGCAGTTTGAGTTGCTCCAAGTGAATAGGAACCAGATGCACCCACATATAAACTTCTATCATATTGTATAGAAGAAGTAACTGCACGGTATATTTCGTTTGACCATGAATGTGATGGTAAGTTAGCTGTACCAGGCTCTATAGACTGAGTTGCGTAACCTACCTGTTTTATTACAGTATAACCTCTATGATTGTTAGGGTCAGGTCTAAAAATACGTAGAGTGGTTTTAGCAGGTGAATGACCCCAAGGTGGTAGTTCTTGGTATTGAGATCCTGAAGTACCTAAGAATGCATCACCTGGCCAAAATTCTTGCTGTACACTGATAAGGTTCCATGAACCAGTTGCTAATCCAAACCCTTTATCTATTGCAGCTTGTATAGTACTGTCAGTTGCATTTGACCCAGTTGCTCCCCAGAACATTTGTAATGGTAACAACCCTTTAGGATTATTTGTATAACTATCATAAGAACTAGTTAGCATATTTAATTCGAAGTATGCGTTTTTATCTCTAGTAATAATAGTACTCTGTCCAGGAGCTCCAGTTACATTATTTGGCATCTCGTTCCAATCAGGTGGATTAACCCACATAGTAATATTATAAACCGGCATACCATGAGATGCATTATTACCTAATGCTTGCCCTCCTTCATAAGTCCACCAATTAGCTACACTTGAACCTGTAAAATCAGCTGCTGGCTTTAATCGTAGTCCGTTACCAGTATTATATGAATGAGTTAGTTCACTTCCTGGTCTACCATTTACTGTATCATATCCATTAACTTTAAATAATATACTACCTGTACCGACTAGAGCTTGTGAGCCAGTGAGTATTTGAAATCCAGTTTCACCTGAACTTGTAGCTTGTTGCAACGCAGTAGTACCATAGAGGTCAACTAAACCACTTTGTGAGCTTTCAAACTCCCAGTGATTTGCAATTAATGGTGGGGTGTTATAAACTGTTGAAGAGGCAGTTATTAATTTTTCTCTATCTAAAGGTAAAGTTTCTATAAAATGATCTTTAAAATTAATAGAGCCTGAAAGTATCCTTAAATCGTATATTGTAGATGGTACGGATATAATATGAGCTTTCTCGCCTAAAAAACGAGTTTCTCTTTCTGGTAAATTACCGCCAAAGTTTTTGCTAGGATTATCAGGATTTCTATAATATAAATGATTTACACTATCATAAATAATACTTTTATATGTACCGTTTAAATTTTTAGATTCAAGATTTATATTTTTACCGCGGATTGGATCTGCAAAACTATATGAATGATAATTAGCACCTAGAAATTGTGCACCATAACTACTACTATACGTTGAGGCATCTAGAATATATTCCTTATGCACATCGAATGGCGTAATCGTAATATCGTTGTTATCTATTTTTTTAAATACTGACATATAATTCTATTATATAATAATAAACCCTCTATAATAAATATAAAGGGTTTATATATTTAGGCTATTATTCTAGTCAAGTAAATATTAAAAGTCAAGTTTAACCTTAATTAATGCTTCTCGGTCAAATGATTTTATCAATGGTTTACTTAATTTAGCTGTAGCCAGTAATTCCTGTCTATCATTATATAATCCAACTGTAGTAATATACGATTTAGGATCTTTTATCATAGTTGGGTGACGTAATGCACCTAAAGATCCAGTTGAGAATGTTGGATTATTACTAAAATTGTAATCTGCATTCTTAACACGTACATAATAAAACGTTGATGTAACTTCTTCTTCATTTCTTGCAGCAAATCCATAGCTTGAATTGTATGCTGCAGCTCCTGATATAGCTGTATATAACATTGCATTATATTGATTATTTGTATTCGAAGCAGTAACTGTTCCTGTTGGAGTGATTCCTCGTTCTTTAAGTCTACCTGGATTAAGTATTATAATTCCAAGATCAGGGTAAACTAAACCGTACCCACCAGTTACTCCGTCGTCATCAGTAGTTAACTCACCTCCTGCAATAGTTCCACTAACTACACTATAAACACGTTGACCGTCATTTATAGTTGCATCACCGGTTCCACTGTTATCAATCAGCTTAGTTATATTACCACCTGTAGTAGATATACCACTACCACTTAATACTAACTCCCAATTACCTGGATCTAATTTTTCTTTAAGTCTAGCTCTTTGAAAGTTAATAGCTAATATATGTTCTTCATCTACTTTATTATCAAAAGTAAATGTATTATCTCCTGGTGCAAGTAGTAAGTTTTTATACTGAGTATATATTGCTTTAGTTGGAAAATCTTCATTTGTAATTATACTACCACTTCCTTGTTTATGCCCGTATGCAATAGCAAACTGTACTGATGAACCAACTGCTACTGATGAGCTATTGTATACATCCCAGTAATATCTACCAGCATTAGAGGATGTTTGAGCCGATGCAGTATGAAAAGTAGAGATTTCACCTGTACCGTTAGACCAAATTCCTGCAGTAACTTTTTCTTTTCTATTTGATATAACATCGTTACCTACATCAAATCTTGAATATATTTTACCTGTAGTAGTTTTTTGTTCTAGTGCGTCTCTTTCACGAACTATTTGAGTAGCTAACTTCTGTGCTTCTCTTATAATAGCTCCTTGAGCTGAATCTTGAGTAGAAGGTAACCCATCAGCTTGTCGTTTTTCTTCCTGAAGCTGATTTTTAATCGCTTCTACTTCTGCAATTTCTTTTTCTATTTGAGCTTTAGTTTTATTAGCCATGTTTTTTCCCTATTTCTTAAAGATCACCACCTGATGTTGCGACTTGTTGTTTATTAACAGTTACGGTTACAGTTGCTCTACCACCTGTCTCATTACCTATAATTGTTAAAGTAGCTGTTTTTGATTGTATAGGTTGATTTTTTGCTACTACTCTAAAGCTGAATCCTACTGCTGATACTGATTGAGCTGATTCATCATCTCCTACAAATGTTGGAACAGTTGCGCCTTGCATTAATACACTTTTAACTGCAGTACCAACTTCTAAAAATGCAACGTCACTATTTGATAAGATTGCTGTATAACCTAATGTTGAGTTACCGCCTTCAAAATTAGAAGTATTTGGTGATACATCAACTGCATCTCCTCCTGCTACTAAAGTAATTGTAGAATTTGGTACCGTTATAACTGGAATACGAGTTGTACTTTTTCGTAAAGTAACTAACTTATATTTCATTGTTTGTGTTTCATCTGGAATAGCTTCTATTAGTGGCATATTATCTATTGCAATACCGTAAAAATTGCTACCTAGAGAGTGAGCTGGGTTCCATAATGAATAATCAATTTCATCATCAGCTAATGCAAATTGAGTAATCTTAAATTCGTCTGCTCCTTTTGCTAAAATTTCACGTCCTTTCTTTGTCAGAATGGCGTCCACTGTAATTGATGTATTGTCTAAATATCCCATAATTTTTTTCCCTTTATATTCTTTGTCTTTAATAAATATGATTAAACATTAAAAACTGTTGTTTTTTTATTCAATAGTTAAGTTTCCTCTAAAAGATGGATCAGAAGTAATAATCTGATTTGGATCTCCTATAGTAAATGAAACTACTGGACCTCTATCTGGAGTCTCAGTACTATTAATATTAAAATCTGGAGCTGTTACTTGTGTTCCAGCATGTCTTGTTCTATCTGTACCTGTTGTACCACCTAAATTGTAATCAGATACTTCCGCGAGTACTAATGAGTGGCTAAATGCAAATTTGTTAAACGATCTACCATCTTCAAAAGCTTTACCTAAGGATGCACTCAGCATTGTATGTGCAGTAGTACCATTACCTTTATAGAAGTATTTAGTAGTTTTTCTAAACTCTGACTTTCTGTATTCACCAATATGTAAGAAACTTGCCGATGATACATAGCCGGGTGTCTGAACTTTAATATAGTTACTGGTAGCTGTATTATACCCAGATGAACCTAAACTAGAACTTTTTTGCAAACTAGTAAATGTGTACTGTGAGCTTGATACTTTGTTAGTAACTCGCAGACTACCATTGATTGGTTCTAGCATTGACCCATTTGTAGTAGATGACAAATGAGAAGGTACGCTACTTGTACTACCCTGCTTTTCACGTTCTTTAGCAGCTTGATATGCTATTGTATTTTTACCTATACTTTTAGTATTTTTATTAGAAAGAGTTATAATAGGTGAATCACTTGATCCTATAGTTCCGTCTACTGTAGTAGTATTTTGAATAAATTCTGGTTTAGCGCTTGGTGTACTTTGTTGAGTAATTGCACTAAAAGATTTCATTACCGAGTTAAGAGGTGATACTTGTTTAATATTAATTTTAGTTGGCTTCTTTGATGGTTTACCAAGTTTAGCAACTAAAACTTGAGGTGGTAGTTGATATCCTAATTGAGTAACTCGCGGCTTATTTACTAGCGGTGAGGTTAACTGCTGAACTTTAGCAACTTGAGCAGTGGTTTGAGCTATAGGAGCTGGACTACCATCTCCTGATATTGACATTCTACCAGGTGGTGATATCTTAGAACGCTCTATAAAGTGAGGTTCAATTACTACTCCTAAATCAGCATTAGCTCTAGCTGGTATAAGTCTTTTAAGCATAGTAAATAGTGACATATCATATAATTTTAATTCATTAAGATAAGTCATTTGATTGGTATCTTTACTATACTTCTTCCAGTATGAAGTATTAAATCCAGATAAATCTACATATTCAGATTCATATGCTTGTTTTGGATCACCAATAAAATTATCTAAAGGTGCTCTACCTATATGATCAAAAATATCTTTATTAATTTGATCCGTAGGAGAAAAATATATACCTAACCCGTTACTATCTAGCGCATACTTATCGCTGCTAGGTAATTCAGCGCGACCTTCTGCACTTAAGTGTCTGAGTAGTTTATTCTCTTCAGTTCGTACTTTATTACTTGTATAACTATTAGGACCTAACTCTGGTGTATTAATAAAATAATACTCTTCAGAAAAACCATAAGGTGTAGAGTCGGGGTAGTTAATAGTAGAACCTGATACTGAAAACTCTTGTAAGCTATCCCAGTAGGTGTACTTTACACGTTGATCAGGTTGTACACTTGCTATAGCTTTTGATGAAGTCTCTTTAGCCGCACTTCCTGAATAATGATTTGCTTTATCACTTAACCTCAGTCTTAATAATAAATTATTAAATGAATCAGTTGGTCCATTAGAAGAATATAACTCTGTAGCTAGTGTATGATCTACTAATGTAGATTGTGATAAAGGTGTTGCATAGTATCTTAACTCTTGCATAGAACCGCTAAATGGTATACCAAATGCACCATGCTGTTGGTGATGTACATATGCTGAAGTTTTACTGGATGTAACGAACCCGCCAAGATACGCTCGTTTACCTGCTTCTAAACTTCCTGACCAAGATTTATTTATAGAACTTGAGTAATATGCATCACTACCGGTTACTGTTAAGCTACAAGATACATTTTGATCTATAACTTCGTAATCACCGCGCAACGCAGTTAATTCATATTTAAAATTACTTCCGGTATGATAAGACCCTAATGGATGGGAATTTTTATTTGCATGTCTATTAAGTAGTAAAGTCCACCAACCGTGGCCGATTTGCTTATCATTAGTAGATTCAAATATCCTAGCTTTACCAGTTGATGCAGATACATACCCTTGAGAGCTAGATAATATCATACTAAAGTGACCGAATTCAGTAAACCCTACGGTGCGACCTTCATGTACTGCACTTGAATGACTTCTATGTAAAGTAATACCTAATTCATTGTTTACCTGCCATATTGATTGAGTATGAACTCCTACTGTAGTTTCAGGCCATACTCTAACCTCTACTGCATTAGGAGTTACATTACTAGATGTAACCCAACCTGCAGTTTTATGGTGAGGTCCCCAGAAGGTATCAACTGCTTGTTGTTGATTAAAGTTTAAGCAATATTTAAAATTAGGTTCTTTAAATAAAACTGTTTGCTCACTTTTCTTACTTGAACCATACTCATAAACGGGTAAAATATCTTCTGGTATACCGTAGCAGTTTATTAAGCTACGGACTCCGGTCATAGTACCTTTACTTTTTAATAAAAGTGGTAAGTTATTTACAATACGTTTCCAAGTCTCAGCTGTTCTTTGTTGAGCGGTCATTGTGCGTATAGATGCAGTTGGTGAGCTTTGTATTGAGAAACCATTTTCAGTCTTCCCTAATTTATACTCCCATAGCTCTTGATTAGGGTCACCTGTTAGTAAATCAATACCATAAGATTTACCTACATGGTATACTAAATCGTCTGACATACCATGCTTATTTTCATAATTAGTATTATGTAAGCGGTTGTTAAGATCAGTAAAGAATTTAGTATAAGTCCAAGACACATCATGTGATTGAGCAACTAAATCTAAAAATCTTAAATATGTTTCATTATCATCTTTACCGCGATCACTTAAATACTGTGGTACAGTTTTTCTTAATAAATTATTATTTTGACTATCGAATGCACTTGCAGAAGCTGCAGCAGATTTTCTCCAGTTAAGAGCTTTAGTGTTTTTAACATTTAAAAGTTCATATGAAGCTCCTGGTAAAAATATACTATGAACTGCCCAGTCAAATAAATCATCTGAATCCCATTGTAAGTAGTCTTCTTTCCAGCGTGCGTTTTTATATGAACCTGATAATTTAGGAAATGGTGTTATAACTGATCTAGTCCAATCTCGTTCTCCTCCTCCTTTTGATCCTGATAAGGTAATATATTTTGAATCAGAACCACTTTCAAAGTATAACCATTTTTCAAAATCATCGAATTCGTTTATTAATTTTACTTTTTTATCTACCCACTTTTTTTGATATTTTTTATTGTATAAGGTTCCTCGAGAACCTGTATACTCGTAAATGTATACATCTGAAGTTGCAAAATCACTGTATTCTATTTCTTGTGCTGATCTATCGTATTGATTTATAACTTGAAGTTTATATATAAAGTTATCAATACGTTGCTTAGCAGAGCTAAAGTGTACATAATTACTAAAGACAGAGTAGTCTATATTGAGCTGTATACCATCTGCGCTTGAACTGTAACTATTTAGTATAGTTGTTTGTGTGTCAGGATCTGTACCTAAAACTTGATTATAACTTTTATAATCAGTCTGTAATCTAGCAGTATCATCTAAGCATAAATCAAAGTTAGGTCCTTGGATTGTTGTACCTTGTAATAGAATCGGTGCATCAAGCATTACTCTATTAATAACTGGTTGAGTTGCTTCTGCTACTAACCATGATTGATGGTTTACATTAATATTAGATGGTATAGGTTCATAAAGCTTAAGTAATATTGTATTAGGTTCATCTGGGTCAGTTGGAAAAATATCATCTATTAACCAAGCTGCAACTGTAAATATTTTATTATAGGCTAAATTTAATTGTAGAGCAGTCCACAAGGGATTATTTGGTATAGCTGCATGCGTATATGGTCCAGTAACTGCTGAAGTAACTTTAAGTCGCTGTAATCTGCTGTAAAAAGTTTCTAGTAAAGCACCTTGATTTACTTCATCATCTTCTACTACTGATGGTACTATACGTACCTCTTTACGATCTGCACTTATAGAGTGTATCTTAAATTTAGGTCCTACTGGTCCTCCAACTGCATCTCTATGAAAGTTATAAACTACATCATAAACACCATTATCAAAACCTAAACTATTTAAGTTACCGTTTATATCGAGATCTACTACAGGCATACCTTCTAGATCAGAGCCTATAGACCAACCCTCAACTTTATGATCAGAAAAAAGTAAACTTTTATTTACATCATATACATGTAACTCGACTCGATCAAAATCACTCTGACCATAGATAGGATTTTGTAAATACCCATATACTGTATCCATTGAGGTTACATCGTCTAAAGAATATACCTGAGCTTTAACTTGACCAAAAGTCAAGTCTATTTCATCTATATTTTTATAATAATCAAATGGCATTACATCTTCCCTATTAATTGTTTAAAGTCAGTATCAATTGTACGTCTATATTGAGATAGAGTAAATGATTGACTTCGTAAGCTAACTCTGAGTTTAGGTGAGTCATTAGGTTTTAACAATATTACCCCATTATCGTTTCGTACTAATTTTTGTTTTATAGTCTCTCTGTCACCTATAATTACTATATCCTCATCAGATGCTAGTTTTGTATCACCTGCTAATTCACCTACTGCAAGTCTTGCTTGTTTCTTTTTAGTAACTTCTATATCTTCTTCTGATAAAATAAGATCGCTATCAGAAAGGTTTGGTCTAGCCATGTCTCCTACTAACTCGACTGTAGCTTCAAGCTTGACACCGCTCTCTAATTCTATTTCTTCTTCATCTATTACGTCTTCGATACGAACTGTAAACACTGGTTTACCGTGGCTGTCTACAAAATCAGTAATTGCAGCTATATTAGGTAACGGTTCTTCTGGTTCATCTGGTATTGGGTCTCCAGTTTCTGGATCTGCAAATACACAACTACCATCATCTATTAAAGCTGCTGGATCATAATTTTCTGCATCAGGATCTGTACAACCTCTTCTTAACTCTTCTACTACTATAGGATCAGGTAAATCAAATTGAGTTTGTTCTTGACCTAAATCTAAATCTACTACAACTTCGTTATTAATAACTATATTAGGAAACTCTACTCTATTGTCACAGTCTTTTTGATTTTCTAAAGCAACTTCAGTTGGTGTTATAGCAGGAGGTGGTTTAACTATATCTTGAACCGGATCTACAGGTTGTCTACCCGGATCTACCTTACCTTCTATTTCTTTTATAACCTCGTTAGACTCTTCAATAATCTTATCTATTTCAGTTTTAACTGGAGATTCTGGTTGAGGTCGTTCAGGATCAGGCTTCGGTGGAGGTGGAGGTATAGTTCTTATAAACTCCGGATTAGGTTTACCATCTTTAATAGGTGGTATATAAGGAGATTCACCTCCTGATGTACGCACTGGTGATTCAGGTAGCGGTCGTGCAATGACTGTAGGTATAGGCTTACCAATAGGTACATCTGACCTACCTACATTAGCTTGAGCTTTCTGTAAGGGTGTCTTACCTGCATCTCGTATCTTTTGAGCGCGAGTTATATTAACTTTTTTATTTATAGCCATTATCTATTAACCTTAAAGTAAAAGTTTTCGTCATAAACGACTACTGAACTATCTGATTGAGTCACTTGAAAACATAGTTTATAATAACGTTCAGGCATAAATGAATCCATTTCTAATTTCATAAAATTACCTGATGAGTCGCAACTTAATTTAGTTCCTTGATTACTGTAGGGTATAATAAACTCTTCTGTGATCGCATCTTTCACACCATAATAAGAGGATGTTGGTAAAAATTTAATAGTTTTAAAATTAGATTGAGTAGAAAAAGTTTTAGTAGGATATCTATCACGTCCTACTACTCTAATTTTAGGTTGTTCTTTTGTACTATATTCATGTTTAAGATTTTTTACATAAACTACACTTTGATCTGAAGTTAATTCAGATAATCCAGACGAATCAAAACTTGAATCATCATAAACTACTTCTAGTCTAGGTTGATATACCGTATTAGTCTGTCTTGAAAAAAATTGAACGCTACCATAATTAGTAGAATCAGTTTCTTGTGATCCTGAACGTAGTATTATTAACCCGTCGTTATTTCTACTACCGGTCAAGAGGTACTGTATAGCAG